CAGCTTTTTAAACCAATGGTCAAAACCTTTTTTAGCAAATTTATATTTTTCGCATTTTTCAGTAATTAACCCGATTGAGTTAACTGGAAATTTTTGTAAATAATTACTAAAAAAATCAACTTGTTTCTCAATATCATTTTTACGCTTTAATAGTTCGTTAAATGTTTGCATTTTATAAATTATTTAAAATTGATAATACTTTTTTTTGTTCGTTACTTCCTGGAAAGCATTTTTTGCCTCAACTTCAAAATAATCTGATAAAATAGGTTTTTCAACATCGAATATTCTATAAAATAATTCCATAATATTAAAATTTAGTTGTTTAAAGTATAAATAAAGCACTAAAATAAGTTAGTAGTATAATTGTGTTGTTTTATTATAATAGTGCTTTAAAAGTTGTTTTTTAAAGTTGTATAATTACTGAAACTATCAACACAAAAAAAGCAATTAAAGTAATATTAATTTTTGCATTGATAGCTGGAGTTGATTTTTTACGTTTCATTATACAAATAAATTTGTATTTGGGTTAAATTCTCTTTCTGTAAATCCCATTTGATTACCTCTATTGTCAAACATAGGAGCTGTTAAATAATAGTTACCGTTATGTAATTTGTAAACCTTAAAATCTTTTAAAGTTTGATTAAAAAATTTCATTGATTTTCTAGTAAAAAAATAAGGTGCATTTTGTACATTTTGTTTAATTTGATAAATTGTCATAATTTGTATTTTTTAATAGTTTATATTATTTTAAAGTTTTGTAATTATTAATAGGCGTAAACATTTGCAAAAATTTATTTAAATATTTAGCGGTTGTTTTGCTTTGCGGTTGATTTTCTGTAATTTTTATAATAGGTTCGTTTCCGTTTTCAAAATTTTCTATAGTGCAAACTATAGTACTATAACTTTGAAATACTATTTTATTGTCATTAATAAAATAAAATTGGTTTGGTGCTAATTGTTTAATTGTATTCATTTTTTTTATTTTTTAAATTACTGTTTCATCATTTTTGAATCTTCAGACCAGGCGCACACCTGATTACAGTTAACGACCTTATAACTATATATTTGTCAGTATCGTAGCTTCGCGCTTAATGGATTACTTTTACCATTTATCACAGAGTAGCTTAAACCCGCTTTATGCTGTTTTCCAGCTCCGCCACTTTATACGTTTGTGGTCTCAACGGTTTTAGGTTGAAGCGGTTAAAACTCCGCTTTAATTCTTTAACAAATATAAGTTGATTATTATTAACTACCAAATAAATAAGTAAGTTTTTTATAAAAAAGTATAAAATAATTGTAATTCATTTGTAAATAGTTGATAATTAACAACATAACAATAAATATACTTGTAAGAAAATACAACAAAGTAAGTAAGATAAAGTATTAATACTAATCAAGTTAAATAAGCCCATATAAGAAACAATAAAACCAAAATAAACAACTTATATAGAAAATATATAACTTTGCCTAAAATCTATTAAAAGTATCAATTATGAATAAGAAAGTAAGTAATACAGAAAGCAAAACAAAACCAGGCACAAAAGAACTAATTAAGACAGTAACGGAAACAAAGGAACTAACTACAACTAAACCGCAGACAGTTGCCAAAAGTATCAATCATAAGAGCAAAGAAGCACAAGAAGAAAGAGAAAGAAAATTTAATCTAATCATAAAGGAAATAGAAAGCAAAGGACAAAGCCTAACAAAAGCAGCAAAGAAGTACGGATTGAATAAGAAAACCTTTGACGATATTATAAATAAAGACGTTTCAATGCTTAACCAATACGTACGTGCGACCGAAGCTAGAGCCGACCTAATCGCCGAAAGGATGGTGCGCAACAGCCATAACCGAGCTAATGACTTCTATACAGACTCAGAGGGCAACCTCAAACCCAACCCCGTAGCGGTACAACGTGACAGATTAATACTTGATACTGATAAATGGTTATTGTCTAAACTAATGCCCAAGAAGTACGGCGACAAAATTACTCTAGATGGTGAAGTAAAGACAGGCAACCCGCTTACTATTGAAAATATTAATATGATTTTGAACGAAATAAAGGAAGAATAAGGACAATTTAACCAACAAACAACCAAAACGACCCAATTTTGTAGGAAAAACAAAGGGACAAAGGTACAAACCACAAAATTAAAAAGTCAACAAGCATAGGGGTTGAGTCAACTTCGCCCACACGCTGAAGACAAAGCGCAAATGTAGGAAGGGAAGGGATATAATAAAACTTTTGAATGTGAGAGGGGCGGGGTATTAAAACCCTAAAAATATTTTTTACCAAAATTTCACTACAAAAAAACCAAAAAGCAAAATGGGTTTCAAAAAAAAATTTTTTCAAAAATTCTAACTATAAAAAATTAATATGGAGTACTGCAATGATTTTAAATACGATTTAAAGGTCGGTCAGGTTGGCGAGGATATGTTGGCTAGTATTTTAAATAACAAGACCATAGAAGTTAAAAGAGATAGTTGGATTTACAAGAGTGGTAATATTGCGATTGAGTATGAGAGTAGGGGTAAAAAGAGTGGAATAGCAAAATCGGAAGCGCAATGGTGGTGTATTATTTTTTCGGGTGGATATGCTGATGAATTGATGGTTATTGTTAAAGCGAGTAGGTTGAAGCAAATTTGCAGAAAGTATTATAAGTTGGGAAGTATTATGTCGGTAGGTGATAATAACAGTTCTAGGGTAGTTTTGATACCTTTAAATGAATTTATGAGTTACAAATAAAATAATTTATATATTTGCAAATATGAATGATGTAGTTGCGTTAGACCAATTAAGAATAGCTCAGGCAAAGTTGATGTCGAGTTGTATGACTTTTACAAAATATTTTTTTAAAAAAAGGTATGGTAGGAGTTTTGTAGTCAATTCACACCACGAGATTATCTGTGATGCGCTTGATAAGGTTATTAGAGGCGATATAAAGAAACTTTGCATAAGTATTGCTCCGAGATATGGGAAAACGGAGTTAGCGGTTAAAAACTTTATTGCATTGGGTTTGGCACACAATCCTAGTAGTAAGTTTATACATTTGAGTTATTCTCAGAGTTTGGCTTTTGATAATAGTGAAAGTGCGAGAGATTTCGTAGGTAGTGAGGATTACAACACAATATTTCCTTATGTTGAGATAAGTAAGACAAGTGCAAGTAAAAATAAGTGGCATACGACAAGAGGTGGTGGGGTTTATGCAACTGCAACTGGTGGGCAGATTACAGGTTTCGGTGCGGGAGAAGTCGATAGAGAGATATTTGAAAATTTACCCGAACAGACAAAAGTATTTGCTGGGGCGATTATTATCGATGACGCATTGAAACCTGATGATGCTCTTTCTGATTTAAAGAGGCAAAGAGTAAATGAGCGATTTGAAACTACAATTAGGTCAAGAACTAACAGTAGGGAAACGCCTATTATTGTAATTGGGCAAAGATTGCACTCAAACGACTTAATTGGTTATTTAAAAGAAACTGAGGAAGAAGAATGGACTTTTATTGATATTCCTTGCATAACTGTTGATGAGTACGGAAAAGAACACGCATTATGGGAGTTTAAGCAAACATTAGCTGAATTAAACCAAATAAGACAGATTGACGAAAATATATTTGAAACACAGTATCAACAAAACCCACAAGACTTAGTTGGGAAGTTATTACCGTTACAATCGTTAAAGTTTTGGAATTTTGATAATATACCGATAAGTTCTATTGTGTTTAAGTTTGCTGTAGGTGACCCAGCTAATACAGGTGGTGATTATTACTCAATACCGTTTATGCACGTTGCTATTATAGAAAACAAGTTATTATGCTTTGTTAAAGCTGTTGTTCATAGTAAAGATGGTATAGAAATTGTAAATGACAGAATGATTGATAAAACTAGGCAACATTTTATTGAGGAAGTGTTTTTAGAGGTTAATGGTATTGGAGCAGCAGCATTTATGTTGTTAAAAAGAGATTTAAGCAATACTACTAAAGTTAAGCCATTTACTGTTACTATTCCAAAAGAAGCAAGAATTTTAAGTAATAGTGAATTTATAAAGAATCATTTTGTTTTTGATGAAAGGTATAAAGAGGATGTTGAATATGCCAGGTTTATGAACCACGTTTGTAGTTATGATAGAGAAAGTAATAATACGCATAAAAAGGATGCTATTGATAGTTTAGCTAGTGCTGCAAACATTTTAAAGATAAAATATAAAAATTTGTTGTTTGGTTAATTAAATTATTTATATATTTGTAGCAATTAATTTGTGTGAAGATGCACAAAACGATATTCAATGAACGTAAAAACGTATTATTTAAACAATAAAGGTCTTAATCGATTAATTTCGGTTAGGGCTTTTTTATATACATAATTAATGGCTTGGTACTCATTTGGTAAAAAAAGTAAAAGTTCTCCACAAGGTTATGCCGAATTGCAAAATGATGGTGCTTGGTTGAGTTATTTCAATCAATATCTACAAAACGCAAATGGAGATAGACTTATAAAATTCGACCAAGATAAAGCGTATGAATTAGCTAATACGATTGCTGAGATATTTATACCTATAGATGCTATTGCTGAAAGGTGTGCTAATATTAAGTACGATATTATAAATAAATCTACGCAAGAGATAATTACTCCAAGTGGAAATTTAAAAAGATTATTAGATACGCCTAATCCATTAGATAAATTTAGCGATATAATTTATCAAGAAGTTTTTAGTAAATTAAGTGATGGTAATAGTTATTTTTACACAAAGACTGCTGAAAGTATAGTAAATCCTACTTATGATAATATAAGTAATATTTGGGTATTGCGACCAAACTTAACTAAGCCAGTATTAAAAAAGAGTATATCTAATCCTTTTTTAATGAAAACTATAGGCGATATAGTAGATTATTACAAAACGTTCTTTTTTTACGAGCATAAAATTCAACCTAGATATGTGCTTCATAATACTGCTTTAGGAATTTCACAAGGTGGTTTTGGTAAAAGTCCTTTATTTGCTTGTGAAAAAAATATAAATAACATATTAGCTGTTTATCAAGCAAGGTATAATGTATATGCTAAAAATGGTAACGCTGGTATTTTAGCTAAAGCACCTGTTGGTGGTGGTGGTGCATCTTTACAAGAAGCTATTGACCCAATTACTAGAGATACTATTTTAAAAGATTTACAAGATAGAAATGGATTAGTTGGCGATAAGAATTTTATTGGAATGTCTAGTGTGCCTTTGCAATTTATCAAAACATTAGGTACTATTAAAGAATTAGAGCCATTTGATGAAACATTAGAAAACGCTATTAAGATTGCTGGCGTGTTTGGCGTTAATAAAGAATTAATACCTAAAAAAGACAATGCTACTTTTAGTAATCAAATGATTGCAGAAAAAAGTTTTTGGCAAAATGTAATTAAAGGAACTGCTTATGATGTAGCAAAATCATTAAATAAAGCATATTATTTACCTGAAGAATGGACTTTTGAACCTAATTTCAGTGGGATTGAAGCATTACAAGAAGATAAGAAAGCTGGTTTTGAAGCAGATGGATTAATGATTGACAACTTAGATAAATTAAAAGCAAACGGAATAGATATGACTGAGGCATATTTAAAAATACAAGAAAGATACAATGGAAAATAAAATCGTAGAATTTAAAGCACAAAGGGATTTATTTAAAAACCCAGTATCTACTTTACTAGATGCAGAACGTGCTAAGTTAGAAATAACATCAGATAGAAAAGTAAAAGGATATGCTATTGTTTGGGGTAGTAAGAATGATTATAATGAAATTGTACTTAAAGGCGCAACCCTAAACAGTCTTAATGCTAGAGGTGTAGGAACTGCTGTTGGAAATCCTATATTAGTTTTAAATCAACACAGACAAACTGAACCTTTATGCAGACCAACAATATTACAAGAAGATGATTATGGTTTGTATTTTGAAGGCGATGTAATTGAAGGTGTAGGATATGCAGACGATGTGGTTAATCAAGTAAATCAAGGCGTTTTAAGACAACTTTCTTATGGATTTAACTATATATGGGATAAAACAGAATATGACGCTACAATGGATGCTTATATTCTTAAAGAAATTAAATTAGGCGAAATATCTTTAGTAACATTTTCTAGCGATGAAAATGCACAGCTAAGAAGTTTTAATCAATTACAAGAAAAAGCAGTTTTGGATAAATTTAGTACAGAACAAATAAACGACTTACATAATCTTTTAGCGACAAGAGCCGTGACGAACACTCCGATAGTAGAAAAGATTGTTGAGATAGACAAAAGTAAAATAACAATTTTTTAAAAACAACAAAATGGAAGCATTAAATTTAAGAAGTGCCTTAGAAAAAGGTGGGGCTACTTTAGATGAAAATCAAATCAAGTTCGTTTCGGCTATTGAAAATGAAATGAACGAAAGAGCAAAAAAACAAGAAGAAGCATATTCTGCATCTTTAACTGAAGCGTTAAGAAGTGTACTTGGTGCGCAAGAAAAAAACGAGCAAGGACAAACAGTAACAGTTGCAGAGCAGTTGCGTAACCTTGCAGAAGGATTAGAAAAAGTTGAGAAAAACAACGTTAGACAAATTTCTAACTTAGAAAAATTCCAACTTCGTAAAATGGTAAAAGAGCAACACAAAGATATTTGTGAAGCTATCAGAAGCGGAAATGATTTAACAATTACTTTCAACGCTAAACGTGCTGCTGCAATTTATACTGCAAGTACTGCTGTTGCAAATGATACTGGTGTTTTACTTCCTTTGAATGAAAACTACGAGTTTGAAAGCGAAATTTCTAAAATTCGTTACCCTGAAAACTTTATCTTAGACGTTATTTCTAACAGACAAGTAGCAAAAGTTCCACAACAAATTATCAAAAACGAACAAGCTACTGCTGAAGGTGCTGTTGCTTTAGTTGCTGAAGGTGGTACAAAACCATTAGTATCTGATACATTCTTAAGAACACTTACTTTGCGTAAGAAATATGCTGCTCATATTGAGTGGACTGAAGAATTTGAAATGGATAACGAAATGTTATACAACGAAATCCTTACAATGTTTGAAGAAAAAGTAGTAA